GTCAATCGAATTAACTTCCTTATTAGCGCTCAGCTTAATCCCACCATCAACCGCCTCTCCTATATCCACATCATCTAAATTATTAATCATTACGGGTGCAATATATCCGCCGGTATCTTCCGAATCATCATCGGACCCATTTCTTGTTTGCCATTCAGTCATTGCTGCCATTTCAAACTCATCCCAACGTAATTCTTCCAACAAAGCTGGATATTCAGAACTTATCTGAGTAATCATGTCAATTATCTGAGATTGGTCACTATGTCCAAGCTCCATAGTTCTATTATCTGCTAGGGCAAAAGCAACAGCACGGGTATCATCTACATCCATTACGACAACTGCTATTTCTTCCCATCCAAGTTTTTTGGCTGCTTGAACTTGATGATTTCCAGCAATGACAGTAAACGTACCGTCCCCATTGTCTCTAGCTACAATAGGCTTTACTTGACCAAACTCCTGATATGAAGCAGCAATTGCCTCAACATCACCTCTACGCGGGTTGTTTTCAAGTTGAGTTAATACACTTAGTGGTTTGGCTAGTTTTTTTATAGACGGGTGAATGTTCATTTATTGGATTCTAGTTCATCCAATTCGTCGTTAACAACAACTTCTGCTTCAATGACCGCAGATAGTTCTTTATTGCGACCAAGAATGCCATCCACATAATCTTTAGCAAGAACACCCGTATCTCCCATAATCTCTAAAAGCTTACGGGCTTCTGTTTCAGGAGAGAACTGGTCTGCAGCCGACCTGGGTATTGCCCCAGCCAGAGTAGCTCGTATCGGCCCTGACTGGCTAACGTCCATTTGTACATTGATATTGTTTTGCTCCATACCTAGGAGTTTGGAACGCCTATCGATAATCGACAACATAGTTTGAACTGCTTTTAAGTCTGGCTCAATCTGAACTTCGGTGCCATCGTCAGTCTTTATTTTCCGATACTGGGTCAAGGGCCATATGGCCTGCTGAAGGGCGTCTAAGCGCTCTAATTCCATCCTAAGAACTTCTGGATACGCCATCAGGGCTTCTCTATTTAACTTCTCTAGCTGTCTTTTAACTGCTGTTCCAACAGCCACCGTAGACATCCCAAACCTACGGGCTATTTCATTACCCGGAATTCCCGCTTGACGCATTTTGAAGATTCTTAAATCTCTTTCGGCTAAGAACTCTCGAGTTAGCGGTTGTTTATTTTTAGCCATGTTTACTCCTTCATAAATTCTATAACCTCAAAAGGCATTCGAAGGCTACGCTTCATCTTTATTGGCCACTCACGCTTGTCACGGGCCCCACGGAAATGTCTCACGTCATACACGAATCCCTCTGGATTCAGTGGGTCAGGAGTGATGGAAATTCCAAATTCTGGCCAACGCGACCATACAGACGAACCAAATGGTCGCAACTCACGGGTAGTACTAGATGCACCCAAAGGCGCATGGTGCTCAAGCCATAAAGCGCATCCATACGCATCACGGATATGGTCTAAGAATTTTGCGACCTCAACAGCAAGGGCTTCACTGGTCAGATTGCCACTATCTACATAGGCTTTATACAGCGGACCAAGACAAATAAGTTCAGGCTTAATTTTCTCAACTAATTGCTCCAGGAATATGCGGTCTTTTGTTGATGTCAAATCAAGACCTGACGGGTGTATGTGTAGATGTGCATCAACTGTTTTGGCACGCGATAAGCGAATAGCGTTTTCCATGATGGTTCGAGAAGTGCGACGGATAATGCGTGCTGGGTTTTCAAGGTCAATCGTCAAGGTTGTCACGGGTTTCATTGGTTGAAACGTGAACGGGTGCAAACCAGCAGCACAGGATATTGCAACCTGTCGCGCAAGCATTGTTTTACCAACACCCTCAGCAGCGACCACAATGACTCGTTCCTGCTTCTCTAGCAATCCTGGTATAACCCACTCATACGAATCATCTTCTGCTTCAAGCAAAAACTCTTGCCAATTGACAGTTCGACCATAGTCATCAAACGAAGTTGTAGAAAAACTATTGGCAATAAAATTAATGCGACCTATTTTTTGTTCTAAGGTCAAAGAATCAAGCGAGATTATATTCTCGATTTGAGATAATAACTGCGTTTCTTTTCTCTCTTCGGGTAAATCATCGCTAGATTCGTATTCGTTTGAGTTGTCTTCTATCTCATTTGCTTTATCTTCTTGTCCCTTTGCTTGTTCGCCATCATACGTAAGTAGCTCTAACATGTCGTTTTCGTCTATCGAATAGCCAGCTTGAACGTGGTCGGTAATATCTTTTTTATGCTTAGATACCCATACATTGGCGTTACCACCTGCCGCACGTATTGCATCACGAACATAGATTGAGTGCTGTTTACCTACTTCATCATTGTCAGCAATAATGTTTACTAACGAAGCAGCCGCAAGTGTGAGGGTATATTCGGGTGCCCAACTATTGGCCCCATTGGTCATTGTTGTAGCTGCAACACCAAACTCATTGCACATGGTGTCTGCATCTTTTTCGCCTTCTACGAGCCATACCTCTTCGTTGTTTTTGATTGCTTCCAATAATTGAGGCAATCGATACAAAACCTTGCGGGTGTCTTTTAGGTTGAATATCCAATCTCCTGGCACATCAGGATTGGGGCGACGATGAGAAAAGGATTTTCCACCATCCTCAAGTTGATAGCGCAGCTTTTGGAATAAAAGAACGCCATCTTCGTCAAGATAATCGTAAACCTTGACTAACTTGCGTTTAACCTTTTTGGTCTCTGTTTTGGGTGGGGTAAAAGTTTCTTGATTTCTCGCGAATCCATCACGAGCCAAATCCAAACCGCAAGACTCGAATATCTTCTTCGCATCGCACAAACCTCGATGGCAGTGAACTACTGCTTGGTCCTCTGCACCTACAGTTATTGAAAGCGAGGGATTGTGGTCATCATCTCGACAGGGACACGAAGCCATCCAGTTGCCATCTGGCTTTTCTTGAACGTTTTTTAAACGAGAAAGCAGTTTTGCTACGGGTTGGGATTGATAGTTGGGCACAAGAATTAGATATTTTTATCGATGCGTGTTTTTACAAATGGAACTCTTGGTTTGCTACCTAAAGATACACGCATACGACGACGTTCACGCCAATAAGTGCCACCCCAAATACCTTGTAGAGTTGAATGTTCTAGAGCAAATGCGAGACACTCTTGTTGCTCCGGACACTTCTTGCAAATCTCTATTGCATGCTGATGCTTCTTTCGTTGCTCTTGGTCTGCCTGAAAAGCAGGGAACCACCATTCGGTTGGTAACCCTTTACATGAACCATTTTTCAGTGGAGGCACGGGTATGTAGTCGGGCAAGAAATATTTTTTCTCTACGCTATCTACAGTCAAATCATTTACTGATTCTGTATTATCGGACATTTTTCCTCTTTCGTTTCATGACAGCATACTGTCGAGAAACGCAAATGTCAAAAGTTTTTATGCTTAAAAAGCCGAATAAATCTTCCAAAAAAATCTACGGAAACGAGCCATAATAGATTTCTTAATACTTGAGCCAACCGAATAAGTGTCTATAAAATCACCCATAGCACGGGTTGACAAGAAGGCTATTTGGCGTACAAGGTCCTCGTACTGGTCAGAATTTACATAATGACCCCATAAGTCTTCATCGAATGTCTCGTGCCGATAAAACATATAATCATCAGCCGCATCGCGGTCTGCAATGATTTCCATTTTCCAACCCATTTTCCGCTCAATCTGGGTTAACACTTCAAGCAAAGTACCTAGACCGCCGAACTCGTAAGCATTATTAACGAACGTACGAATTACTCTATTTTCAAACATGCTCTTTTCAAAAGCATCAAGAGCATTTAATTCAATTTCGCGATATTCATCACTCAAGTCGTCATCTTGGTCGTATTGAGAATTTGTAATATACGAGGTTTCGTCTTCTTCTTCCCACTCAGGATATTCTGACGAATTGGACATACTCTTATGATACCACCGCACGGTGAGCAAGCAACTTCTTTTGTGTCACGGACGATGTGTCATCCATTGATGCCATCGCGCTAGCAATTTCGTCAATCGGACGATAGAAATCTAAATATTCTACGATTGAATTATATAAAGACCATCCATTAAATCCATATTTACCTGCGTTTTTATCATTAAGGTAGAGCGCACGAATTATTTGTTGTACTTCTTCACGGTTTTGCTGTTGTCTTTGGGTTTCGTTTTTGTCTTTAGGAAAAACAGCATTAATCACTTCATCTATTTTTCTCCCACCAAGAGGCGCTGGGATGTTGAGCATTTTTTCTGCTTCCTTCAAAAAACTAGAACTCCACGAAACAGATATGTTAAGCACATCTCGCGCATCGTCGATTGCGGTATCAACATTTCTTGTGTGGCGCGCCGTAAATACGCGTGAAGCAGAACGCAATCCAAGAATTACCGTATTGCTACAAACAGCACGTACATCCGTGTTTGCATACCGAATAGGCCAAACACCATCATGTCCAGAACTCACCACCAAATATCTGGCAATCTTGTCATTAACCCCTTTTGGGTCAATAACTAAGCCTGACAACTCTACGGTTGCAAAGAATCGAGAACCACCACGGAGAACTCCTACCGTGTCCATGACGGCATCCCCAGATGATGCACCAACAATTGCTAAAGCCCTTTCAAGAACTTCTCTATTTTGTCTGACTTCATATCTAGTGCCAACTGTTGCTAACGGATTAAAAGAACCATCTGTATTTTGACGCACTGTTGCACGACTATCTTCAATCATTACGACAGTGCCATCTGAATTGCGTATTAAATTACCTTCATCGTCAACTGCGGCAACACGAGTAAGAATGACATCAAAATTTGCATTAGCTGCTTCGAGCATCTGCTCTGCGGTTTGAAGCCCATCCATGGGGACCCCTAATCGATGCCAGGGTGCTTTCCGGGTTCCTCCATACGCAAAAGCCATTCTGGCTTTGCCTTTAGATACTTCAATTTCATGAGCCATATTTTTCTCCTATTAATACCTTAGCACCGACACTATATCTACTAGGCTCTAGCTATCGCACTAGAAGCGTTCGACTCTAGCCGGACATCGAACGAACTCTGCGATGTAGCAAGGGAGGCTGG